TATTTAGGTAGAAGTCACCTTGCTGTGATCCAGAAATAGTGGTAGGATTGCTGGTGCCATTCCAAATCGTGTTCCCATTAGTGCCAGCCGCCCCAGTGCTTCCAGTCGCTCCAGTGCTTCCAGTCGCTCCAATGAGTGATGTTGAGCTGCCCCACACTCCACCGGACTTAGGGCCGTATATGGCATCTGCGGCAGTATCAATATAGAAGTCACCGTTACTCCCGAGAGTATTTGAAGGTGCTCCAGTTCCATTATTAATGGTATTTCCATTTGTACCCGAAGCACCTGTAGCACCTGTGGCTCCAGTAGCGCCTGTGGCTCCAATGAGCGACACTGTTGGTACAGCGCTCCATGATGTCCCTGAGCCACGCGGTCCCCATAATACTGATGTGGTAGTGTTGAAATAGAAATCACCCTGCTGTGATCCAGCTACCGTAGTCGGATTGCTGGTGCCATTCCAAATTGTATTCCCATTAGCACCTGCGGCACCAGTAGCACCTGTTGCACCAGTAGATCCCGCAGGTCCAGTTGCTCCCGTGGCACCTGTAGCTCCCGCTGCGCCTGCCGCGCCCGTGGGGCCAGTTGCGCCCGTGGGGCCAGTTGCGCCCGTGGGGCCAGTTGCGCCGGTAGCGCCGGTAGGTCCCTGTGGGCCAACAATGTTCTCGACAATACTCCACGCACCGGATGTCTTAAGATAGACATCGCCTGTGGTGTCATTAATATAAAAATCGCCATCATTACCGAGAGACGAAGACGGCACTCCACTTCCCGAATACCACTGCGAGCCATTAGCGCCCGTAGCACCAGTGGGGCCAGTTGCTCCTGTGGGGCCAGTGGGGCCAGTTGCTCCTGTGGGGCCAGTGGGGCCAGTTGCTCCTGTGGGGCCAGCCGATCCCGTAGCACCAGTTGCGCCTGTAGCACCTGTGGCTCCAAGAATATTAGCAGTCATCACCCAGACCCCGGAAACCTTCGTATAGACATTTCCGGTTGAATCGTCTAGGTAATAGTCACCGTTGCTACCGAGTCCACTCGACGGAGCACCCATACCGTCATGCCATGCACTACCACCACCCCCACCGCCTGCACCATACTCAGTCCATACAGCCGCGCCAATGGTGGAGTCGTCCAACCTCCACTCTTGGAAGTTATACATCCATTTATCACCAACATTATAGCCCTGTGATGCATCATCGTTTACCGATGGTCCACGAGGCTGCGCATTGCTGCGAACGTTATATGGAACGCCTTGAATATAGATCATGAGCCGATTGCCATCTTACTGCGGCGAACAACAAGGTTAACTCCGTCTTCGGTGGTAGTAGCTTTAAGTCTCATGTACTGCACATTAGGAACAACAGTTGTGTCAGTCCACAAATCGGTAGTAAAGGTAACCTTGGTTGCAAGATTGCCGTCATTAACAAGCATCTGGGAAAATGGCGCGTCTACGACTGTGGCATTGGTTAGAGTAGGTCCATTTCCATTGTGCTGTCCGCACATAAGCTGGGTAAAGGAGCGGACATCTTTTGATACAAGCATTTTCCAAATAACCGATTTCCACTGGAGCGTGGGCCACTTTTCAACCACGAATGGAGATCCGGCGATTGTCATGTCTACGCTGACTTCGGGATCGTGTGGGTCGTTGTAGTCTAGGATATGAAGCGTTAGGGCGCTGCTCACGGGCGGGTCTCCTTGCGACAGCTCGTCAGAGCTATCGGAGATATCAGTAAAGTTAAAATTAAAGTTCCACAGCACCTCAGAGCTTGAGGCATTGCGATTGCGAAGACCTGTATCAGCATAGCTAATTTTTGGCGAGGCGAGGCGCACGGTACGCTGGCAGCCATACTGATCCACATAAGCAAGTTTTGTGCTGCCCCACTGTACTGCATCGAAAAATGACACGAGGTTGCAGCGTTGAACATCAGGTACATCTTTAAATTGCATAGTAATGGTGTTGTTGTAATTAACACCGCGATCATACACAATCATAGTACCATTGCGAAGACGAGCTTGAGTTTGATTACGTGCATGCTGATTAGAATCATTAAGCTCAGGCGGCTTAAATGAAATCGAAGCAGTTGCGGATCCAATGGGTACATTCCATGGAGTCCATAGATAGACAAGATTTTGTAGGGTCTTTCCGCTCATGAATCAGTCTCACTATAGCCGGGGTCGTTGCTACTATCATCGTTACTTGAGTCGGAGCCAACATACGAAGTGCCACCACTTGTATTACGGGAGTCGACGGGAATCGGGGACACTGAGGCACCACGATGCACAGCAGTGTCAATAGCAGCTTGCACTTTCTGCGCAATCATTTCAGCAAGCTGCGAATTTGTGGTGTCCGAGCCTACGTTGATATTAACAGTATTACTGATTTCCTGCTTGGTAGCAACATCTTTCTTGGCCTGATCAATGGCGTCTTGCGGGGACAACTTCTTGAATGAGCGCGCATTAACACTGCCGAGTTTATCGTTTTCCTGCTTGTCGAATGCCTCAGTAAAGGCACGAGTCAAATCATCGATTTGCATCTTGCCTTCCATGAGATCCTTAACTTCACGTGACTTATTGGGATCATTCTTAGCCATATCCTCAATAAGCTTCTCAAGTTTCTGCACGGTGGAGTGAAGTTCGCTCTCAGTCATCGTGCCATCATTGATCTTATCCTTCGCACCTGAGATGGTAGAATCGATGGATTGTCGATCATTACGAAACACAGCATTAGCGCCTCCAGTACGCTTTAGCTGCTGCTCCTTGGCCTGTAGGATTCGCTCCTCAAGGCGCAAGGACATGTCAGCAGTCTTCTCATGTTCCTTGCGAATCTCCTCCTCTATTTTCTTGGTGTCTTCTACTTTCTTCTCAAGAAACTTCTTATGCTCCTCAGCATTAGCATTAAGAAGGCGCACAGTCTCGTCGAACACCTCATGCTCGTATTGCTTAGTAGCAGCCGCAGCCGCTTCGCGTTCTTTCTGCTCTAGCTCATGCGCAGCGCGGCGCTTCTTATCTAACTCCTCAAGCTGCTCAGCTTCGCGCTTAGTTGCTTCCACAATCTGCTGCCATGTCTGGGTACGAGTCGCTGCGATATCACGGATAGCCTGCTCGTCCATTTTAATAAGGCCGAGTTTAGAAGCTTGCTGCTGCTGAAACTCTACAATTTGCTCCTGCTCAGTCTTAGTAGATGACAATATGGCGTGCTGCTCCTGCACCAAAGCATTAATCTTTGCCTGGGCCGCGATGGCGGATGCGGTGTCACCAGCACCGTCACCCTTTTCAAAATTATGCAGCTTTGTGCGCTCAAGAGCAATCTCAGCTTGGATATCCTTAACACGCTCCTCACGTACACGCTTCATAGAGGCGGCTGCATCATCTATGGTGTGTTGAATCTCCATAGCCTCCTGCTGAAGTGACTTAATTTCGTCCTTTTCCTTTGGTGACAGACGACGGTCAGTCTCCCCACTCTGATACTGCTTATACTTCTCCTCACGCTTCTTTGCATCATCGTCAAGACCGCCGTCGTGGCCTTCCTTGAGTGCCTTCGCGGCCATGTCATCGGTTGGTTGGAATATTTTCTTTAGGGCCGCATTGCTATCAGCAATGGCCTTATTCCACATGGCATCGCCTTTGAGTTTATCGGCGAAAGCTCCAGTAAAAATCTCTCCGTACCGCTCTCCGGTCTCACGCAACCAGTCACCAAATGACTGCGAGCCGAAGACAAATTTAAACGCAGATTCAACAGTCTCTGCGCCAGCTTCGATAGTGCTAACAATTCCACGCATCATTTGACCGTCAAAAGTACTGTTGGCTGCCTCTAAGTCTTGGGCGAAGTTCTTTTCCCCGTTAACAAACTTCAACAGCTCAACACCAGCAAGTTTAATAGTATTGGTAGCCTCATACCACTTACTCTCAAGCTTCTCACCAGTGGTATCCATAACCCGAGACGCATTGGCAGCAGCGGTGCCCGTCTGCTTAAATTGCTCCTCAAGTTGGCGCAGCAATGGAAGTGATTCGATAAGCCCGGCGATACCGCGTTCGCCGCGTATATCGGGAATCATTTTTAAAATATCGCCGGTATTTCCATTGGTCTTAGTAACAATCTCTTGGATAATATCAGAGAATTTCTTTCCTGCGATTCCAGTCTTATCAAACTCAATACCAAGCGAGTGCATCTCAGCCTTGGCCCCAGCACTAGGTGCTGTGAGAGACTTCAAAATATTAGCCATCGAAGTGACTGCCTGATCCTCAGTAAAGTCACGACGAGTAAGGGTAGTAATAGCTGAACCAAGCTCCTCAAATGAAATTCCAGCCTGCTGCGCCAGAGGCATGACACGGCCCAAGCTATCCGCAAACCCATCCATATTCACGCGGCCAAGATTATGGATATTAGTAAGTGTGTCCGCATAGCTGTCCATATCTTTCATGGAGCCATTGAAGGCATCACGAAGTGCAGTCAGCATATTAGCCGCATCTGTAGGTAGGATGCGTACCGCCCGGCTAAGCATCGCAGCCTTCTCGGTAAACTCATTAACATCACCAGACTCAATGCCGGATTGCAGGGCCATCTTGGCAGCTTTGACAACCTCAGTAGTACTAACATTGTATTCTGCGGAAACCTTGGCTGATCCTGCCGCAATGTTATTGAGGATATTATCTACGCTAAGAAGGTCAGTCTCCGCGCCACGGATGGTTACGGACATTTCAGCAAGTTCATGCGCGAAGTCGTGTCCGAGATACATAATAGCGGCAGGAACCGTGACGGCGGCAAGGGCACCGCCAAGGGCTACAGTACCAGCGGTCAGTGAGGCAATGGACGTGTCGGCTACTCCCGCCATCTGTGCGATACGCTCAAGCGTGTAGAGACCGGCGGCACCGCGAAAGCTACCGGCCATACCGAGCATACCAGCGCCAGTGCGCAAGCCTTGTCCGAGCGTGGGGCCACCGCTTTCTTCCTCCTGGGGGGCACCGCCACCACCACCGGGCTTGCGGGGAATAAATCCGGCACCTTGACCACCCGAAAATGGGGTGACTGCGTCGGGATGGAGAATGAATTTCTGATTCTTCATATGCTCAATTGCCATGCGCTCCTCATTCTGGAAGTGCGCACGGATGATCATATCCATATCTTTATACTTTGCCTTCTCCACGGCAATCTCTGCTTCGGCAAAGGCTTTCTGCACCTCCTCGTCAGCTTTCATGAAGGCGCGAATCGTCTGATCCATATCTCGCGCATCGGATAGCTGCGCATCTTGTGCAGCCTTGCGAATAGCCGCCAGGTCCTGATGTTGTTGAATGGAGGCTGCAATTTCGTCATTATTACGCTGCTTAATGACGGCGCGAATGACCTGATCAAAATCACGAGCCATCTCCAGCTCGGCATCGATAGTCTCTTTGGTGGCCGCGATAACCGAATTACTAAGTTCGCCTGCGAGCGCTTTGGTTTCTTGGATCTTGCTCTGCAAGTTCTCAAGTACTTTAATTCCAGATTGAGTTTCATCAACCGTGGTAATCTTAATAACTTCGTTGTAGTAATTATCGCTCATGGAATCTTGCCACTAGCAGTGTAAATCATATCGTTAATTTCTTCTTCGTTCCGAATCATCTCATAGGCCAAATAGTCAGATTGTGCCCCCCGATCCAGCGTTTCGTAGAAGTCCGAAACGCGAAGGCCGAACCGCTCGCATACCTTAAAAATATGGTATTTGAGGGTTCGGCCTTTTGGTAACTTTTTCCGCAACGCCGGGGGCGTTACTAAGTCGTCTTCGGAGGGCTCAAAGAGAAAGAATCTTGTTTCTCCTTAAGCTCACCATGCGTCAAAACTGAAATCTCGGAAATTTCTTTTGCAAGGAACGCAAGGTCATGGGAGCTGAATCCGGCTTCTTTATATTCTTTGAAAAGAGCTAGCACCGACGCTTTGTCCGTAGGAACGGTAGAAAACTCAAGCGCCGGACAAGAACGGAGTGCAGAGTGAATAAAGTAAAGGCTGTGGCATGATTTCCACTCCGCATTCTCTACTTGGAACTCCTTATTGTAAAAGTCCCGCTTTTCCTCTGTACCACTCTTGGTAACAATAGTTCCGGTAACGGGGGGAATGGGCATCGGCCACATTCTCTGAAAGTCAATCTCCCATCCGATGGGAACCGCACGAACATCTAGCTCTAGCGATTTCCCATCGGGGCGAGGCAACTTAATCACCTTTCGCACTGCGAGTGCTACGGGTGAATTATTGTACTTCACGTATGTCTCCTACATGATTCTGTTTTGGTACTAAACAGTGCGGCCAATGGTTCCGTACGATTCGGTAATGGTCGTGGTGAAGCACTTGCCGGTAACGGTGAGCTTATCCGGGTCGCCTTCCTTAAACTGAATCTGATCAACGCAAAACTTCGTCATCAGCAGGATTTCAGAATTGCCCGGATCAGCGGGATTCTTAATCTCAAACTTGAGATTGCTGGAGTAGATGTCACAGAGCACGTCGGTGCTAACCCAGCTAGCTGCACCACCGCGCTGCATAAGCGCATCAGTCACGGATGGGGTGCCTGAGTTGCCAGACTGGTAGCTGTACTGAGCAAACGTCACTTCAAAGGAAACATCAACTTCCTTGTCATTTCCCTGGCGACGGTTGTACAACTTACCACGGTTCAGCACCGTAGCAGTCGGATTGTGCTCAGTCCATGTAACATTACCGTCCATGATGGGAATGAGCAGGATATTAGGCGTACCGGTACCATCCTCAATGCTCAAAGTAGCATCGCGGAGATTGCGGGCGCAGGCTGGAATGGTCATGTTATCTACCTTGTTGAATTATACAGCCGTCTACGAGTATAACGGCAGTGTTGACGTTGAGATCCGGTGCACGCTGCTTGACCTTCTCGGCGAAATCTCCCATAGAGCGGAGATCGAGAGGAATTACTTTAGCTTCCTTAAGCTGTACATCAGACCCAGAAACTAGGAAACGTTGCTGATCGAAAGTTGGAAGAATGGCATCAGATATAGCAAGCTCGTTGTTGAGCTTTCTATCATTCTTACGGGAGCCACCATGAATTGAATACACAATAATCTGAAGGCTGAAATCTCGCTTGTCATCCTGCAAGCGCGACGGATGGCGGTCTCCGCTCAGTATAAAATACTCAAGCCAATCATCGTACTTGCTCAAGTCGGGGTGTGGCCACCCAGGTATGAACATAGGTATTGGATTTGGTGATCCAATACCAGGAGTATACCCAGGAATGGAAAGGTTAAGCACCTGAGTTGCGAAGAACAGGAATAGCTGGCTATTCGTTGCGTTAGTAGCCACGCGCTATATGCCTATTAATTGCTTGCCTCACAAAGAGGCGCGCAGGTACATTCTTTCGGGTCCGGTGGTGTGTAAAGCCTAGCTCTACATACTTGTAGTATCTATCCCACATTGGGTTTGCGATACCCATCTCGATAACTTTAAAGTCTTCATCCCACTCATTGATACCAGTCAACTGCCAACCTGAGTCGCCTGGATCGTTGCCGATCTTGAATCCGTAGCTCTTATCACCGGGACGCTGCTCGCGCACTGCCCGCTCTGTACTACCGACTGCTGCACCAGTTTCAACCGGCCCGGTGTCAATGAGATCCTGCTGTAAAACAGCAAGCTCTTTCTGCACACGGATAAGAAGCTCAACCTTACGCTGCTTAATCGCCGCAAATACTCTATCCGCTAGACTATCTTCCGGCATGCGATTTTCCATCGCGTCTTAAGCGTAACTCTGTCAAAAGAAACCACAGTCCACTGATCCCCACAAGCAGGATTAGTTATGATATCATCCGTAAAAACGGCGGGAATTTGGTTTGCAGGTGCCTCAATGTAAGTGTCAACAAAGCCAACATGCTCATTGGACATCGACTTTCCGCGCTCATATACCTGTTTTACGGCCCCGCCATTTCTAGCGTCCTGCTGTCGAAGTATGCCGCAGAAATTGTAACTAACCTCTGCCGCAACCAAAACTGGTACTAGGCAACCGTTTTCGTCAACACTCATATTGGCTGGACCGCGATGCGTCAAAACCAACTGAATATTTCCGTCCATGACTCCTATATCATCGCAGATTGACAAGTCAAGGTCCATTTACATAAAGCCTTGAGTAATGGTCTCCGTCCCGCAAACACCAACATCCAACTCATTAATGGTGGCATTAAGCGAGCGAATGCGAGCAATCAAATTGGTTTGGTACACATCCCAACTGACCATCTGCCCGTCAATTTCATACGTAGGCTTCGGCTTAATGGAAATGCCTGCAAGTTGCTGAACCAAATTATCGCGTGCATCTTTCAGCTTCGCAATATTAGATAGATCGTTGTTATTTCCAAGCGTTACGGGATCAATCATTAGTTAGTGAACTTCAAGATAATGCAGACATTAACAACAGCCCCAGCATCGCCACCAATGACAAGATTCGCCACGTTAGTACTATCCTCTACGAAATCTGCACCAGCGGCACAGTATTCAATATTGGTGATACCGCCATCGCTAGAAATATTAATGGCACCACGATTTCCACCTCCGGTAACCCCAACCTGTCCAGAAATCTTGACACCAACAAGCCGAAGCACGTCATTAGCGTTCAGATTGCACAACTTGTATATACTATTGGCGTTGGTGCTGGGTGTTGATGTGGGAGTAACTCCTGACATCTGCGCCAGCGACGCGATGATAACTCGGCGGGTTACACCGTAGCGGAATGATTTTTGACTCGACATAATGGAGGGTCCTAATAGGGAAAAACCCACCCCGTGCGGGATGGGTTATCCTGGTTTCCGCTAACTACCGACTTATTAGTCGTTGTAGCACTGAACCACATTCCAGGGCGCATCAATGTACGGGGTGCCACGCTCGGAGGCACGGTACTGCACCATGATGTCCTTCTCAAACTCAGCCTGGTTGTTAGCCGGGGCAGTGATAACCTGGAGCGGCCAAACTTCACGATACTTGAATGCCTTCTTAAAGTCACCAAAGTACCAGTAGTTGGTAGCCTGCTCACTGTTGAGACCAGCACCAAGGAATAAGCTGTTGCTCTGCAAGCTCTGACCACCGGGGTTGTTGGTAGTAGCAGCCAGAGTCAGCAGGTAGTACAGCCACTGCGTGGTAAGAACCTTCGGAGTTCCCCACGGAGCATCCTTAATAGGATTCGGGCTGTAGGTCTGAAGCGTGTTATTACCATCAGCCGTCTCACTGGGAGTGCGAATCTGATCAGCACCAAAGATACGCTTTGCAGTCAGGAACTTTTGCACGGGGACGATGATCGCCTTCGGCTGGACCATGATAGGCTCAGGAATGGCGCGATCATCCATCATCTGTGCAAACAGCAACCAAGCACTCTGGACCGAAGTCCAATCCGTGAGCGGATTGCTTGCCAGCTTGTTGATGCGCGGATCAGCAGATGCCACATACGTATTGCGCGTAGTACCGCTGCGCGAGAAGGTATTATCGAGACCAAACACAGTGCGCAGAATGCGCAGCTCACGACCGGTACCAACGCGCTCCCCAACTTCGGCACAACGCGCAAGGAGCTGGCCAGTGCGGTCAAAGAAAATCGCTTCTTTGGTAAGGCCGATCTTAAGACCGCTCTTAGCCGAGCGCGGAGTGTCGATGTAGTCTTCCGAAACGCCGGTATCGGGATATTCCTCACCTTCAGCTACAATGGTGGTCTGAAGCGGAATCTGGTGGATACCGGGAATGCGAACATTGTCATCCGGTGAAGCCTTAACTTCAACCAGCTCATTGCCAATATACGCCGGGGACTCGTAAGACTGAACAACACCCTGAAGCACCATCAACTGCGTGATGTTGGTAAACAAGGTCTGGTTGACGGGGTCAACACCTTCCCAAACACTACCGGTGTAGACGTTCGCGTCGTCGTTGCGCTTTAGGCGATCAACCACGTCACGACCGCAGGTACCTTCAAGCACCTCGCTAAACTTGAAGTCACGAAGGGGATCAATCTCCTTCGACTTCACCGCTTCCCTGATATTCATCAGGTGCATGTGCTTTTCAGCGGGAGTCTTGCAGGACTCAAAAACACGCTTAGTACTAATAGTCATTGTATTAAACCTTTACCGATTAGCGGCGAGTAGGAGTGTTGGTAAGCTCACCGCGAACAGTCGTGACAGTTTGACTATCAGAACCGCGAGTGACAATGGCAACTGCGTCAGCCTTGGATGAAACACCAACAAGCTGGGACGACATGCCACCGGAAGTACCATTGATACCAAGATACTGACCAACGGTGTAGGTACCAGAGGCAACATTGAAGTCATAGAAGCCGTCTTCAATGGCGTTCACACGCGAATCGCGCGGATCAGCACTGTTCACACGCGAGCGTGAATCAGTGAAACCACGGAAGTTCAGCGCGAACGCAGCCTGCGTAGTGGCGAGATTGGTAGTCCAAGGCCAAGCGGACGCGGGGATAACGTTGTTGCTGCTGTCGATGGACAGCAGGTCGCCAGGATTGATCGCATTAACAGTAAGACCAGAGCTGATCTTAGTGAGAATAGCTTGCGGATTGCAAGGACCACCGACGTGGATATGAGGAATGGACATGTTTATTTACCCTTAACCTTTGCGCCCAAGAGGGCAAGTGTGCTATCCTTAGTGACAGCCTTCGCGCTTTCCTCAACCTTGACACTTGAAATCTTAGTGTCGCGGGCAGCGCTGGCTACAACTTCCTCAACAACGGACCGCGTAACAGTGCCCATTGCAATGCGATCAGCAACAAGAGCATCGACTTCAGCATCGGTGCTGCACTTGCGCACAAGCGACTCAAAAACTGAGGTACACAATTCCTTGGGAACCTTCTTGAGAGACTCCTGCACCTTACGCTCGGCAGCAACCGCTTCTTGGCGGATTGCGTCAACAAGCTCGGGGTGGTCTTTAAGCAGAGTAGCACGATCCATAGACACCGATTCCTTGGCTTCATCGCCATAATGATTTTTGAGTTCACTTACCAAGTCACCATGGATCTTGCGAATTTTCTTCGCCTTCTCACCATCGGTACCGGCACCATTATACATCACATCGGACGTCAGACTATGAGCAGCGTACACCAATGTACGCAATTTGTTCATTTCTGTGTCCTGGTTTACCTTATCCGCAATTACACCCTCGGTGACATGCGCATATAAACCATCGACAGTTGCAGGAGTAGCCACCAAATCAACCGATTCGACGTTTGCAATATCCATAACGAGCTTTTTAGACTCATTAACTTTGATATCAGCGGCATGCGACATTCCCATAACCTTGGGAGTATTATCGGCATTCCACTTAAATTGCTCGTAATGAAGGTGCTTCGGATTCATCTTGAAGTCACCAACAAGGCCAATTTCAGATACAAACTTCACATTTTCAAATGTGCCGAGAATATCTGACACCTTACGAGCGCGGCTGTGCTCCTCATACACTGGCTTACCCTCATATAGGGGTGCAGCCTTTTGCACAGCATCGGGGGAGTAGGTATAGCCATTCTTAGAGTTAAAGCCAAGAATATGAACACCAGTAACAATGTTGTCTTCACGTTTGGCACCTTCAAAGGTGGAACGGAAAATGTACTTCATGTCCATGTACGCGCCTATACCTAGCAATAAATGGATGTCAAGGGCTATTTTTCGCGGCTACTGGCTTGTGGGGCGCGGTCAGAATCACTGTGACCGCCATCTGCGCGCTTCTTACCACCTTCGTTACTCGTGTCGTTATTCGTGCTGCCAATCTGGCCAGGCATAGACTCGCCTGGAGCAAGCTGCTTAGCATGTGCATGTAGATTGCTGCGCTCATGCTTGTAGTTGCGTCCACGCTCCTTACTGAGCGTTTGCGGGGACACGATACCATTGCGTAGATCCATTTCATCTGAGCGCGACTGATCCACAGAGCTGCCAACCGCAATACGAGTCGCACTCCACGTCACTTGGTACTTAAGCTGCAACTCGTCGGTGTCTTCAATGCCCATAAGCTTTTGCACAGCCCAAAACAGCTTAGTAGCACCAACACTCAGCTCCGCTTGCTCCGCTTTGAACATTTTCATGCATGGGGAGCCTTCGGACAGTGGCGTCTGAGGTTCAGATGCCATAATCCACTCGACAGGCAGTTGAAATGCTGCGGCAATGATGGACTTTTCACAGTCAATAAGTTCCGCAAACTTCGATGCATCGGAACTATGAGCCGGAAACACATAATCAGACGCAGTATTAGTGTCGATGATGGCGCCGGGCTTAAACTGCTGTGCCAAAGCCTGCACACCGGTAACCGCATCGGTACGATTAGTAGACGCCACACGCTGCCGAACAAATGCAGTAAGCTGCGGAGCGGATGCCTGGGCATGTTTGCGCACCAAAGTAATGGCAGATTGAATCTGTGCAAGCGTTGACAGATTAACCAACAGCTTTTGTAGGCGTCGGAGATTGGGGAAAATTGAGTAGTACGAGGAAACACCGCGACGGACGTTTTCATCAACATTGCGCTTGTCGAAAATGACACTCTCAATGGGGATGTCGATGAACTTGGACGTATCCGGCTGACGATAATGGAGGGCGAGAATGTCAGCAGCGTCATTCTGCGCAGTGACAACTCCACAGAAATTAGTCATTGGGTCGGGTATGTCTTTGATGTTATTGGACACTCCGGTAACATACCATGGATCTAGGAAGGTAACTTTAGGCACCTTCGGCTGCTCAGGCTTGGCAGTTACAGCCTTTCCAGGCTTAATCAAAAGTATTGACTCGCCATCGCGGTGAGCACGCTTGACCCACTCCCGAAACTTGCTGCACATGTTATTAACAACAGCAAATTTGCGCCAGTTGTCCATCAGACCCTTTATTTCTGGGTCCGCTTTACCTTCGCTTTGCTCTTGCGGGTCACTAGCCTCGTCACCAAGCTCCAAACTTGGCGTGAACTCTTCGCCAACGATGTTATTGACAAGATGACGCTGTACGTTGCGTGCAATACCATCCTGGCGTGTGACAATGCGAGCAGTATCCCTGACAAGCTTAAGAAGTCCTTCATTTTCTAGCAACTCCGTCTTCCACCCGAGCACCAATGGGAGCCAATTGTCGAAACTGTCACCTATCATCACCTGATTAGGCGAGATAATGTTAGTGCCTTGCATCGGAATGTTGCTATTGGCACCATCAAACATGTCTTCAAAGACTTTGATGTGCCTCAATGCATTGTCATCAGACTCTTTGCAATCCTCGTAGTACTTATCACGCCAGTCTTCTAGTGCGTGAACATCCTTAATCACGGACTGCGGAATGCGACCAGTACCATAATTATTAGACAGACTGGCAACAGTTTCCCCAATGATATTATAGCATTGGGTTTCAAGTTGATTAATGTACTGCTGTAGTTCTGGATTCATGCTGTCTCTACAAAAGAACGCCCCAAAAGAGCAAAAGCTCAGTGGGGCGGAAAGAAACGAGCGGCAGGAGCATATCGCTCAGTTTGCTTTTAATTCCATACGTGTCACTAATCACGCATGGAAATATAATTAGGCGTCCTTCTTGACCACCTTTGCAAAGGCCACACCCTTTTCGTCAATTCCAGTCACAACCTGGGTCGCAACATTGCGAACCTTGTTAATTTCATCAACTGCGCTTGATTTCACTGCCGTAATAGTGGCTTCGGCCTTGGCGAGCTGCGCAGCATGATTAGCTTTAAGGCTCGCAATCTCACTCTCGACACCACTGAGTGCTTTCTTGGCAAGTGCCTCAGCATCACTTACTACCTTAGTAAGGCTAGCATGTGCTGAAATGAAGTTGGTAATGTCGGTGTGAAAGTGGTAAACCAAACCACCAATACCACCCAGAAGCATCAACCAACCAACCCACACCCAATCTGCAACATAATCAGCAGCAAAGAAGCTGGCAGCAGCAAGGCCACCACCCACAAGTGATGCTTTACCAAGGTACGGCTCAACCTTGCTGACAAACGGGATGCTTTCAAGGAACGCGGGGAACATAAAGTAGCCAACACCAGCAATAACACTCAGTACGAGAACAGACCAGGCAAAAACCTCCACCTTAGCCGCTCGGCTCTCATTTACAATCTCAACACTGCGCGCTTGGACCAGCTTAGTAGCAGTATCCTGCAAACCAATGAGCTTATGCGCAGCATCAATCTGTGCATTGAGATTCTGAATGTCTGCTATAGTAGCAGCACGCTCAGATTTAAGCTTAGCTTCCTGCTTGTCAATATCAGCCTGAGTCTTGAGATCACCAACATCCGCCAACTGCACAGTCGTCTGCGAATCTTTTGCAACTTCGGCAGCAACAGCAGTCTCAGCAGGAGTTGCGGGAGCAGGCTTAACATCCTCACTCTTAGTGTCGCTACAGGCGTACAGCATGAGTGCAAGCATACTTGCAATGACAATTTGGGTGTAGTGCTTCATAATGAACGCTCTATACTCTCGGTTTTGCGGGAGTCAAGCTTTTTATCTGCGCAATTACATCAGGCAAAATGGAGGTGTATTGGTCACCGTTAAGCAATGTAATGACACAAGTGCCACACTTACGCACATCGTGGTGCTTTACCTTAGTGTGATCAAATTTATTGTGTGGATGCGTGTCGGGACGTGGTACGATGTCCATAATCACCCTTCTATGTTCAAACCAAGTGCTTTAGTACTGCCAAGCTCAAGAATCTCAGTACAGATGCGCAATCCACCTTCTAAACAGTCGGGAGCATCATCATGCGTGCCATTGGGAAAGTCTAGGCACTGCTCAATCAAAAGCTGCGTGTCGGGGCAATTGCGCTTAAAAAGGAAAAATCCGCGCTCAAACCATGTAGCGAGGCGCGCAATGCGTGTATTCTTATGCACACCAAAATTCTGCACACCATGTAGCCGAGCCTCAATGTCAGGAACATTCATCTTTTGCAGCTCGGCAGTTGCAAGCAGATTATCACCAACCAATGATTGAAACCCATTCTCCTCATACCCCATGACAGCGGGCTTGTAGAAAGTGTACCCATCCAGCATTAATTGGATAGTCTCATTAATGGGTCGCTTGGCACAATCGATTTCTACATACAACTTCCCAGTGCCAAACCAATGGAGGTAGATAATGGGGCAGTAGTCGTGCCGCGCCTTCTCTCCGCCTTTAGCTGGATCTACAAACTGAATGGTAACGTGCTCCTGCTGCTGAAGCATGTTCGCCAATTCATTGCCATCATACTTATGTGTGTCGTCAAACCATTCTTCTTTGAACTCACACTTAGATGGGTCGCGGGGATCATTCTGATACTCAGATGCAAAGCTGCTATTTTGCCCTGCCCACTTTTGCATGAGCTGAAGCAGGTCAGCCTTCTCTGGCCACAACACGCGAGCACCCTCGCTCATAGACTCCCAATTCTCGCTCAGGAAGTCATCAGCATCATCACTATTATAAGTAAGCACGCCATCCTTCGACACCTCACGAGTGCCAGAGAGAAGCTTGCTTTCCCATGTCTTCCACATGCCCATTTGAATGGGCCACTTCATGACTGCTTGGAACTTAATAGTGCGAAACTGCGGGTCCTTCTCCAGCACACCAACAATGCACTCACGGTGGATCATCGTGCCGACGACAACGTAGTTAGTATCTACATCACCACACTGCAATATTACCTTATACCACCAATCCTTGTGGTTTTGGCGCGTAGATGGAGATTGTACGTCTTCATCATTGTCAAGGTCATCTCCAAGTATGAGAGTGGGGCGCCATTGACGGTATTTGCGCCCACGTGCTTTCTTGCCAGTGCCAAGCGCCTCAACGCACACATGGCTTTGAGTCTCGATGCGCGAGTTGTTCCAAGCAGGACCCGGCGCGCAAGCGCTTGGGTACGTTGCTCTAAGTTCAGAATTACCCTCCAACTCCGCTTTGACGCTCGCAAGGTTCTTTTCAGCCTGGTCTCCAGTATCCGAAATAAGTAGTATGTAGTGCTCCGACCCCTCACAGATTGCCTTAAGCACTTTCGCAACAACCCAGGTCGTTTTAGCAAATCCACGCGGAGCGATGATATTCGTCTTTTGGCCACGCTTGTGCCGCAGTGACTCAAGCTCGATATTAAGTGTGTCATGAAGTGCGCACCCAGCCCGAAAGAAATAATGCTTAAGATACTTCTCAGACCACTCACGTAAGCCAAAATCAGAATTATCAATCTGTGCCCGATGCGTAGCGAATTTCGCCCGTATCCGAGTCATGAATGATTGCTTGGCGTCTAGGCGAACATTAGTCATCGATTGGCAGGAAGTGCTTTACTGCCTCACACTGCCTACTGACCCCAGGAGGCAGAAATTCTTTGAATAGGGGAATAGTAGCGTTGTTCGCTCCAAGCAGCCTATTAGCATCGGCACGCTTTTGGTCATACATCTCCTGGGTTATTACCCCAGGTAGCAGCGAAGTCCCCTCACGAGTCTCCGAAACTCCAGTGGTAGCCTCCACAAACTTAGCAATGGCAGATTCATCGTCTTCACCCTCCAACGCCGGAACACCGTCCACACCATCAGGGCGCAGTGGGTTAATAATAGCAGACATGCCATCCTCAAGCAATTTGCACTGCTGCACATCAGGCTGAAAGGTATTAATAACCAGCTCAGCTATTTTCTCTGCAATAGTGCCCAACTGCTCAATGGACATGCGTGAGTTCATCCGCATATCAATATCAGTGAGGGTCTTGACCTGCTCACCAATCATGCGACAGCACTGCATAATAGCATTCAACTGTACACGATCAACCTCCTCGCCGGGCACATAATGGAACTCTTTATAGAGTAGTTCCAACATAGCCCGCATCAATCCGATTTCCTCACGAATACTCTTATACGCAGGGTCATTGACCCTGCGTGCAACAATCTCAGCAAGTGGCGTGCGCTTAACTGCACACGAAAGTGTATTATCGGGAGTCATTAGTTTCTGATGAAAACGACAAACACAGCTCTTATCTGAGGTATAATTCCTACAGCGCGTACGAGTAGGATTGTGCACAATCATGCACCGCCTAGTCCCATTAGGATGCCTAGGCGAATGACCCTGATTATAAAATATCTCGGCAAACACCGCGCTCTGAAACCCCAACACACGCGGACTCAAATTCCTACTATCACTCAACCGGCAGCGTGGAACAAACGGATCCACGAT